GCCTGACTCAGGACGCAGTACAGCAACGCCATACAGAGTGTCTGAGGTGAACAGGTTAGCAAGGAACTCTTGCTTGTACTGAGTCTGAGAGCGAACGCCCAGTTGCTCAGCCATTACGATTGCATCCTTCTGGAACAACAGAGCGCCCAGAGAGTCTACAGAGGAAGCAGCGTTGTCAGCAGCGGTTTCAACTACAGGGCAGTTGGTGCTAACAAATACGTCAATGCCGTACAGTTGACCAATCTGACCGTTAGTTACTTGACCGTTGTTAACAAAGTCAGAGCTAACGTAGCGATCAATACCCATGATCGTATTACGTACTGAAGGAGGAATAACGAAGCAACGGTTTTCCATTGGTACGTCAGCGTCATCCAGCTTTTGAATGATAGCACGGAAACCAGAGTCCGTAAATACGTCAGCAGTCGTAACCGTATCAGCAGTGTAAGTAGCCAGAGCGCCACTTGCAGAGTTGTCTACGAAGAAAGTACCACCGTTGTTCAGGTAGGTAGAGCTAGTAGAACCAGCAGAACCCAGACCCGTAGCCAGACCGTGCAGGTCGGTATCGACTTGTTTAGCCAGAGCGTAACCAGCGTCTTCAGTGTAGAACTGACGCAGAGAGCTAAGAGCTTGTACGTCGGTGATGTCTTCGATCAAACGAGAGTATTCAAAGTGCTTGTCGATAGCAATTTGTACTTCGCCTTCCGTAGCGTTCTGTACCGTTACAGCAGTGTTCTCTGCTTTAGCGTTAGCGGAACCACGAACAGGCTTAGGCACATGGATGGTATCACCCTTCTTGCCAGCCATAGACATCTTCTTGACCAAGTTAGCCAAGACAAGGTTCTTTTGATATGCAGCAACAATCTCATCACTCCAGATTTCTGGAATAAAGGTAGCTGCGCTAGTGTTGTCAACAAACCCGCCAGTTGCGGGATATACTGAATCAGTCATAATAAATATCTCCTAAGATATATTAGCGTACCCTTTTCTCTGCGTATGCCTGCATGATTTCAGGCTGTAATGCAGCGTAACGATCAGGGTCAGTTTGCATGAGTTTAATAATGTCTGCGCGTCGATAGATCTTCTTAGGGGCTGACTCCATGCTACCACTGGCGTTACCAGTAGCGGCTGCTTTAGCTGTCTGCTTACGAGCTTGTTGCTCTACAGCGGCAGTCTGCTGTACAATGTTCTGACGCTCTTTCCACAAGCTAAATAGCTCATCAGCGGCTTCATGATCGTACTGCTGGTCTGCTGCTACAAACAGCTTAGTCCTAACATTAGATGCCTTGATCCACTCAGCAAAGTTAGTATCCTGCAAGATTTGTTGCATATCAGGGTGCTTACGTTGTAGCTCTGATAGTGCAGTGCTTGCACGATATTGCTTCGTTAGTTCTTCAGCTTCCTTAATCTTAGGATGATTCTGAATTGCCCTGTCTACAGCCTTATCCGGGTCTGTAAACCAATCTACTTCTTCGTCTTGTTGCGGTGCCTGTTGCTGTTCTTGAGTGAGTTGTGTCTGGATGTACGTATCAACAACCTTACGTAGCTCACCTACTTCAGAACTCTGTCGGCCCAATAGCTTCTCAGCTTCTTGGTGCATCTGTACAAGTTCTTCGGCAGTCTTGCCTTTGTACTTATCAGGGATCTCAGGTTCCTGTACTTCTTGTTCAGGAGTTTCCTGTTGCTCCGCTGCTTCAGCAAACATATCTAGTTGTTGTTCGTTTTCTTCTGCTTGGTTATCCTGACGCTCAGGTTCAATAATCTTAGCCATTATTAACTCCGTACCTTAGTATTGTGGAGAACTTTATTATGAAGGTTCTCTATTGAGAGGATTGCCTTCTTTCGTATGCCATGTGACTCTCTCGCCGCTTAACCCATCTATCATGAGCATCAGGGAAATCTCCACTGATACCTTCAAGATTAGACCTCACTGGCGAGATAATCCGTTTAGCGTCTAAGCCACAACCGCACCTGGAAGTTGTGACATCAGACTTAACTAAATCTTCAAACTTATGCCCATCAGGACATCTAAAATCAAACAGCCTCATCGAAGCCTAGCTCTTGTTGAGAATCTTCTTGTTCCTCTTGAGCCTGCTCAAATCCGCTAGTGATTTGTGTTTCAAGATTTAGAATTGTTGCTAGGATAGCTAACTGACCTTTGCGAAAGTTCAAGTTATCGTTATCCGTAGTCAATTCTACTGAGTTGATCTGTCCAACATTGCCGTTAAGATCAGAGATTAGTTGTTTCCAACCTTCTGAACGAAACATAGCAAAGTAATTGTTGAAGTAAGTTTCTAACTCTTGAGTCATAGTATTTTACCTTTTTTGTTAAAG